GTCAACTTTAAGAGCATTAGGACTTCCTGTTGATGAAACTTATTGTGTGTTGCACCCAAAAGTAGCTTATGATCTTAAATCAGGATTAACAAATACTTTTGCTGGTCTATCAACTGATCTATCAAACGAAGCATTAAGAGGTGGCTTTATTGGTCAAATCGCTGGTATCAAAATCTTTGAAACAGGCAATATGGCAAATACAGGTACAGGTGGAGATTTCAAAGGTGGAATGTTCCATAAAGATGCTTTAGGTCTAGCAATGATGCAAGACATTAAGATTGAAACTCAAAGAGATGCTTCTTTAAGAGCAGATGAAATTGTGGCAACAGCAGTTTATGGTGTTGGCGAATTACATGACTCTTATGGTATAGAAGTTCTTGCAGATTCTTCAATATTATAATAATACTTTTAAGGTGGGGGGGTTAAACTCCCCACTTTATGAAAAAGGAACAATATTATGAAACTTACTAATGGAAAAAAAATTATAGAAAGAAAAGAACAAGATTATAAAAAAAATATAAACATATGGACATTAAGAGGGTGGAAGCCTGTTGATGAAAATGTTAAAGAAAACATTAAAGAAGTAGATCAAACTTTTGAAAATGAAACAGTAGTACCCATTAAACCAAAGAAAAAAAAGGCAAAAAAGAAATGAAAAATTTAAAAAAATACATTAAACTTGCAAAACAAAACCCTAAAGTAAGTATTGGTGTTGCTGTTGCAGTTATAATTATATTATCTTGGGTATTTTAACATGGCAAATTATACAGGTGCTGATGTAATTACTCATGCTGATGTAACTAAATATCAACCAGATGCTTTTGATTTTGGTATTGCAAACAACGCAACAGAAACAGTTAATTTCTTTGCGCAAACTACTAACGATATATTCAGACAATTAAGAGTAGAGTGGTGGACAGTTTATAAAACAAACATATTCACAGACATCACAGTTCTTAATACTGCTGAAATGGTTAATACAAAAGTTAATTTAGATCAGTTTGAACGTGCTGGTGTTTATCTATTTTTGGGAAGATTTTTTTTACCAGCATTAACTAAATTCAGACCAGAAACAGAAAAAGATAGATTTGAAAGAATGGCAGAATATTATATGTCACAATACAATGCTGAATGGAGAATGATCTTGGAAGATGGTGTTGAGTATGACGTAGACGCAGATGGAACTATTGTCTCTAATGAAAGAGAGCCTTTACATGGGTTTAGAAGATTGATTAGATAATGGCTGTACCTATTCTTTTAAGAATTGCTACAAGTCTTGGTATAAGAAAAGCAATATCAAAAGATACCAAAAAAGCAGAAATACCACAAGGGCAAGTTAATAAAATAAAAAAAGGTTTAGGAGAATTTGCTAAAGGTATTAAAATTAAAACTCAAACTAATTCTAAAGAAGTAATTAGAAAAGTTGATAAATTTGAAAGTGCATTAGAAAGAGCAATAGACAAAGGTGTCAAACAAGCTGGTTTTCAATTACTAGATATAATCAGAACTAAAACACAAAAAGGAATTGATTTTAACAGCAAACCTTTTGCACCTTATAGTGAGGGTTATTTAAAAAGATTACAAAAAGAGGGGAAACCTACTAATGTTGATTTATGGTATTCTGGAAAAATGTTAGGTGCTTTAACTCCTAATCAAGCATTGAAAAAAACAGGCAAACATAAAATTACTTTAGGCTTTGCTAGAGCAGAAGAAAGAAATAAAGCATTATGGAATCAAGTAGTTAATAGACCTAAAAGAGAATTTTTTGGCTTTAATAATACGACAGAAAAGATTATAAACAAATCATTCAATAGATTTATTGAAAAAGAATTAAAGAAAGCAAGAATATGAGCGTAAGAGAAAACATAGCGAGTAATTTATTGTCAGTCATATCTAATATATCTAGTCCAGATATTAAGAAAGCTACAAGACAACCTTTTGATATTGACGAACTATCTGCACAACAATATCCAGCAGTAATAGTACAAACGTCTGAAGAAAATAGAGATGATTCAGAGATGGGTAGTGGTGCAAGAACTAGAATAGGTACAATAGATTTTGTTGTATTAGGTTTTGTTAAAGGGTCAGATGATAACATAGACACTCTAAGAAACGCTTTGATCACTGCTATTGAAACAGCTTTAGAAACAGACCCTACGAGAAACAGTAACGCATTAGACACAGAAGTCATTCAAGTAGAAACTGATGAGGGTAGTTTATTTCCTGTTGGTGGAATAAGAATGACAATTAGATGTATGTATGAATATCAATCAGGAACACCATAATGGCTGAAAAAGATAAATTAGTAGATACATTAGAAAATCAATTAGACACTATTGAAAAATTAGTAGACGAAATATCTCTACTATGTATGGACAGTAGACAAAAGATAGACAATTATAAAGAAAAACAAACTGACGAAGATATAGAAGATTTCCCTGAATTAGACGAGTTCAATAATCTTGACGAAGTTGAAGAAAAGGAATAAAAGGACTTATGGCTAAAGACATTAAATTATATAAAGATAATTCAGAGATAATTATTAATGAATCTAATCTTGAACATTTTTTAAGTCTAGGGTATAAGCAAGAAAAAGAAACTAAACCAAAATCTAACAAGGATAAAAAGACATGGCAACACATCACGGAAAAGAAGGAGTTGTAACAGTTGGTGGAACAGCAGTTGGTGATCTAACAGGCTTTACACTAGAAACTTCAGCAGACGTAGTAGAAGATACAGCTTTAACAGATGCAACAAAATCGTTTTTAGCTGGGCGTACTTCATTCTCTGGAACATTAGAAATGAACTTTGATGAAACTGATACACCACAAACTAATTTGGTAGTAGGTGCTTCATTAGCATTCGTTTTATTACCAGAGGGTAATGCAAGTGGCGACAGAAGTTTTTCAGGTACAGGAATTGTTACAGGAATGTCAGTTACTAACTCAATGGAAGCAGTAATTTCTAGAAACGTAACTTTTCAAGGAACAGGCGCACTTACAATAGGAACTGTATAATCTTAATTTATGTCAGTTATTGATATTGCGAAATCGCATTTTGAATCTTTAGGTGTTCAATCTATTGAAGTACCTGAATGGAAAGACGAACATGGCAATGCAACAATATTGTATTGGAATCCTATAAACTTATCTGAAAAAAATACTTTATTTAAAAAGTCTGATAACTTAAATGATGTAAGTATTCTTGCAGACATTGTTGTTATGAAGTCGTTAGACAAAGATGGCAAGAAAGTGTTCAAAGCAGAAGATAAACTAGCATTGATGTATAAAGTAGATTCTGATGTTCTTTCCAGAGTGTCGTCAGCTATGGTACAAGCCATTACTCCAGAGCAAGTAAAAAAAAACTAAAAAATTCCATAGAATTAAAAAATTTACTTATCGTTGCAGATAGGCTAAAAATAACTTTATCTGAACTTCTCAAAATGGAAGTTTGGGAGTATAATCATTGGTTAGGATTTATGCTTTTAGAACAAGAGGAACACGAAGCAGAAATAACAAAGAGCAAACATAGATAATGGCAAATTTAAAAATTAACATATTAGCACAAGATAAGACTAAAGGTGCATTACGATCTGTTAAAGGTGGACTTGCTTCAATTAAAAATGCTGTATTTAGTTTAAAAGGTGCTTTTGTTACTTTGGGTGGTGCTGTTGCTTTAAGAGGTATTGCAAATGTTGGTTCAAACTTTGAAGATTTAAGAGATTCACTTTCTTCAGTTACAGGGTCAGTAAAAAAAGGTGCAGAGGCTTTTGACTTCATTACAAAATTTGCTTTAGATTCTCAATTTAGTGTAGAGCAATTAACAACTTCATTCATTACTTTGAAAGCGTCAGGTATAGAGCCTACACAAAAACTTTTAAGAATGTTCACTGATACTGCTGCTGTTACAACTGATCAAATAGGTACTTTAGATTCTATGACTAGAGTATTTTCAAGAGGTGTTCAAGGTGGACTAGGTTTAGAAGAACTTAACCAAATTGCTGATAGAGGTGTTCCTGTATTTAAAATATTAGAAGAACAATTAGGAATTACTAGATTAGAAATTGCAAAATTTGGACAATCAACAGAGGGTGCTAGAAAAATATTAACTGCATTAGAAGTAGGTTTTGATAAAGCGTTTGCTGGTTCGACTGTACAAAAATTAGATAACCTTTCAACTTCATCTTCAAATTTAGGAATTGCTTTTAGAGGTGCTTTAGACGACATAGGACAAGCTGGTTTTAGTGGTGCGTTGACTAAAATGAATAATACACTTGCACTAACTTTAAAAGCATTAGACCCTGTGATTAGAACATTAGGAGAAGCACTAGCATTTACTATTGATAAAGTAACAAAACTTTTAGAAACTTTAAACAATGCTATCAACATATCTTATAAACTTTATGAAGATTTAAGAAGACTTTTAAGAATACCATTAGAAGTAACAATCAAAAAACCACCTGCATTTAATATCCACGAGGGTATGAAAATACCTGAAACAATTTCAGGGATAGGTAAAATTAAAGAATCGTTAGGAAACATGGTAGATAAAGAAATTCAAAATATGAAAGATGGATTTGAGAAAATTCACGAAACTATTGCTAAAGGTATAGTTGATGGAATTAAACAAACTTCAAGAGGCATTGCAGAAACAATAGTATTAGGAAAAAGTTTTGCAGAAACATTAAAACAAATAGCACAAAAAGTATTGATTAACATTATTGCAAAACAAATAGAATATATTGCATTACTTGGAATACAAAAAATATTAGGAAAAGATTTAAACACACAAGATAAACAAAAAAATGATTTAATACATCAACAGAATAGTAGTCTTAAAAAACAAATAGCTTTACAGATGGTTTTAAACGCTATTGGTGGTGGTGGTAGTGGTGGTGGAAACCCATTGAAGATGTTTGCTAGTGGTGGTTCAGTAAGAAAAGGACAGCCAACGATTGTTGGAGAGCGTGGGGCTGAATTATTCGTTCCTAACTCAACAGGACAAATTCAACAAAACGCTAGAGGAACTTCATCACAAGGTGCAACAGTTAATTTTAATATAAATACAGTAGACGCAAGAGGGTTTGATGAACTGCTAACTCAAAGCAGAGGAACTATAACTCAATTAATTAATCAAGCTGTTAATGAGAGAGGTGCTCAAAGTATAATATAATGTCAGGTGCTTTTCCAATATCTTC